GCCCGACGTATCAACGGTGACAGCCGCGCTTGCTCCGGTGAATAACTGCAATCCGTTATAAGCGTTGTTGTCGTTGTTAATGCCGGTAAGGGTCGCGTAACCCGTGGCACGCTGAATTCGCAAACCTTCTTGCGCTGCCGTGCCGGGGCTTAACTGCGTGCCACCGCCCAAAACGGTTAAACGAATGCCACCAACAAGCGTGCTAGTGCCAATACCGACGTTGCCCGACGTATCTATCCTGACCCTCTCGCTGCCTCCGGTGTAGAAGGTCATCGGGAGGTAGGAGCCGGTGCCGAGAATGCTGCTGCTTATTCTGGCGTCTGTTCCGCCATTCAATACAATGCTAGCGCCAGCGGTATCGGCTGCGGTTGATCCGCCGTATGCGAAAAATCCACTTGTGACAGACGTTCCGCTTGGTAAAGCACCAACAATCGTCGGCAAATTTGTGCCGCTATTTTGAAACAAAAGGCGATTGCTATGAGTCGCATTGCTAAAGTCGCCCGTGATGCGCTGGGCGGTGCTGGAGAAGGTGAGGTTGCCGGTGGTAATCACCGCCGTGCCTGCGTTCGCAGACGTAATGGACGCCGTTACCGCCGCGAGGGACGCAACACCTGTGATGCTGCCGCTATCGTCTACGATGACGCTGCTGTTTTGGATCAGTTTGCCGGTGGTTAGGTCAAACCGAGCAACGGCGTTATCGGTAGCCGAAGCGGGGCCGACGACATCGCCCGTACCGCCGCCGCCTGCCGATGTCCACGACAAGGTGCCGGTGCCGTTGGTGGACAGCACTTGCCCGCTTGTACCGTCAGCCGAGGGGAGCGTGTAGGTCGTGCTGCCTGCGTTCGTGGCTCCCTGTATGCCGACATAACCTGACGTTGCGCCCAAGAAGCGAGCGGTCAGCAAGTTGGCAGAGCCGATGGAGGCTTGCACAGCCGTCAGCGTGGTCGTAGCCGCTACGCCGACATTGGCAGAGGCTACAGACGCCCCTGTGGCCGTCAGCGTCGTGATAACCGCTGTACCGAGGTTAGCCGAGGCAATAGAAGCGGCGGTGCTGGTCAGGTTCGTGACCGTGCCTGTGGTGACAAGCGCCACAGCAGCGTTGACCGACGCGACCGATGCCGAGGTGGCGATCAGATTGGTGACCGTGCCGTTGGTAATGACAGCGGTGCCAAGGTTGGCCGAGGTGACCGATGCGCTTACCGCTCGCAAATCGGTGACGTTAGCCACCCCTGCGTTGGCAGAGGCAACCGAGGCTCCCGTTGCCGTCAAATTGGTGAAGGTGCCGGTTGTGATAACGGCTGTGCCGACGTTGGCAGAGGTGATGGACGCGCCATCTACGCGCAAGTCGGTGACAACCGCCACGCCAAAGTTAGCCGAGGCGACCGAAATGCCCGAGAGGGCAAGGTTGCCGATATTGGCCGAGGCGATAGATGCGCCGGTCGCCGTCAAGTTTGTGACGGTGGCTGTGGTGAGTAGCGCCACATTGGCGTTGACCGAGGCGACAGACGCGCCCGTGGCCGTGAGATTGGTGACGATCGCCGTGCCGACGTTGGCCGACGAGATAGAAGCGCCTGATGCGCGTAAGTCCGTAATGATGCCAACCGCTGCCACCATCAACGCAGCAGAGACGTTGGGCAGGTCGGCCTTACCGCCTACCGCAAGCGCCGAGGCGATGGATACGTTGGCACCGAGGGTGGTGTTGCCCGTAACCGTTAGGGTGCCGTTGATCGTCGTGTTGCCGAACGAGTTGGCGGCGTTAATCATCTGGAAGCGGGTGCCGTCGTAGATAACGACAACCATCTCGCCCGAGTTGATGTCGCCAGCGGCAAGCGCCGTGCTGCCGTCGCGGGTGACGGCTCTTGATCCCAACCCGTCCACGTTCAGCGTCACAGCGCCCGTGTTCGCGCCGCCCGCCACAAAGTAAAACAACTGACCCGCAGCATAGGCGGTCAGGGTGGGCGACATCGTGCCGGTAATTGTGTCGGTGCCAGAAATCGTAATTAGCTTGGCGGCAGTAGACTGCACTTGCCCGAGGTTGGCGGCATCGTTCGCCAACGTGCCAGCTGCCAAGCCCGTGACCTTGTTGTTGCCCATCGGGATGTTAGCCGTGGGCGTGGACTGACCGTCTTTTGTAATGCAGTTTGTTAAACCCGAGGCAAGGTCTGCCGTCAGGGCATTAAATACCGTGGCCGAGATGACGGTGTTGGCGACAACGGGCTGCCCCGTTGAGTTGATGAGAAATGTACCGCTGCCGTTAAAACTCATCTGTGCTTACTCCTATCTGTTCTGCGTTGCGCTAGTTGCGCCTGCGCCGCCTGCGCCACCAATGGCTGCCGCCCTACGAGCGCGTTGCTCTGCGAGTTTCCGAGCAACTTTTTCAATGTTAAAAACATCTTCTTCAGCCCGTGGGCCGCGCATCATTAATGCTCGCGCTAATTGATTGCGGGTTTTTTCAGGCAACTGCGCTTGATTCCACAATCTTGCGCCACTTGTAATGAAGTTTATCGGGCTTCCTGACGCCATGCCGCCAACATCTAGCGCCACATCGGCATTTAACTCGCCAAGCGCAGCTTGTCGTGGTGCGGTTTGTGAACCACGGCCCAAAACATCAGCTTCGCGCATCGTGCGTTCAGCAAGCATCGTGCGATAAAACTGGTCAAATTTTTCACGCGATCCAAACAACAACTCTAATTTTTCACGCGGCACAAAATTTTCTACCAGATTCATCATTTCGGTGCGTCCCGCTTTGGATGTACCTACTTTGTCGCGTATCGCCTCAAACGCGCCAATACGAGCAGCCTCTCGCTCCGATTCCGACATTTTTAGCAAATCTTTTCGCAATTGATCGGCAGACAGACTGCGATTCAACACGGTTCTGCCTAAATTTGCTGCTTCACCAGTTGCACTTGGGCCAGCCCACGCATCTAACGCTTGTCGGTATACCGATTGCCCCGTTTCTGCATTGGTTGTGCGATCAATTAGCTCTGATCGCAATTTGTCGCGTAATTCGGCGTAAGATAGTCCTAACTTGCTAATTTTTCCGGTTGCAGCGTCAGTTTGTTGCTCAATTAAGGCGTCAAGACCTTCCTTAATGTTTGCAAGGTCAGATGCGTTGTATGTGCCGGTTTCAACTCCTTTAAACGTCCACCCTTTGCCGCCTCTTGTTACTTTTTGAGTTTCTGCAAGACTGCGTGCAATGCGCGTTGCGCCCAACTGTTCAGCGCGTTTCACAATGCTTGCAATAGTCCCCGATGGATCGGTTACCGTTATGCCTTCTAATTGACGGTACAACGGGCCAGCTTCGCGGGATCGTTGCTCGGCAAGGTCGTCTAACGTTGAAAGCAGCCGCTTTCCTCCCGTTTCTAGACTTTCTTGCCCTGCTTGCGCCATGCGCTCGCCTCTCGTTAAAGCGCGGGTTTCCACAAAATCACGCAATTCTTGTTTGCCTTTGCCCGGCAACGTAGCAAGCAAATCCGCAAGTTGCCTTGCGTTTTCGCCTACATCCAACAAAGCCGCTTCTGGGCCTAAATTACGCAACCGAGCCGCTACATAAGGGCCAACGTCTTGGCCTTCTGGCGTGTCACGGATTAATGCTTGAATCAAACGTTTTTGCGATTCTGTCAATGCAACTTTTTCGGAAGCGCGTTCACCAACATTTCGGCTAACCGCTCCTAAAACGCCAGTTGCGGCGCTAGATGCGCCACCGCCACCGCCGCCCATTGCTGCATTAAGCAAAATATCTTTCATTAAATCTGGGTTTGTTGTTGCGTCTGAATAGCCAAAACCAGACAAACCGCCTTCAACACCGCCAGCCATTGCAGCGCCGCCAATTCTGCGACCTGCACTCATATCAATAGTTGGCGGCAAACGAGTAGTGCGTCCTCCCGCCGACATCAATCGCGGGCCAGCGCCAACGCCCATCATGCCGGGCAGCATTGAACCGCCAACATCTATACCAAACGCGGTTTTTGGGTAATCTTCACGAAATTGCGTAGTTGCGCCGCGCACCATTTCGCCAGTTTTTGGGCCAGTTAATTTTGGGATCATGCCAAAACCAAGCGCCTGCGCGGTTTGCAACGTAGTTTGAGCCCAACGCGGCATTGTTCTGCCTGCTTGAAATTCTTCTGATTCAGGCTTTACACCGTAATCGCCCGAATAATGCGTCATCATTTGGCGCTGTTGCTCGTAAGCATTGCGCTCCATCATTAACTCTTTAAAGCGTTTTTCTTCCTCGGGAGTAAGTGCCATTTTTTTAACCTCCATCCCGTTTACGCTTCAGCCTATCTAATTCGTCTTGCTTTTCCTTACTCCAAACGACCCGACGTTCCATTGATTTAGATTTAAACGGCTCTATAACGTTTTCCACGTTCAAATCGCTTCTTTGAGCAATGTTACCGTATTGACCAATAAGGGCGTTGACGTCTGCCTCTCGCGCCTTATACAAATCGTAAGCCGCATCAATTAGTTGCTGACGGCGTTCTGGCAACATTCTTCCGCTTGCAGCTTCTTCATATAGCGATTTTATGCGACCACCAAGGCTGCCCTCTTTAGCACGAAGGTCAAAATCTTCTGAACGAACAGCGCCAGTTGGATCGTCACCCTTTGCAACAGCATAAACAATTGCAACGTCACCAACCGCCGTTTCCGGTGCCGTAAAGATGCGCTGATAAGCTTTTTGTATGCCTGACCAATCCATGTCTTTAAGCCGCGATTGCAATTGATCGCGCAATTGGCCTTCATCTTTTTGTTTGTCGCGCGGCGTAATAATTTGCGTTGTTGGGCCTTTAACCAAAGGCACCAAATCAGCGTAATTGCCGGTTTTTGCGAATTTCGCCATGCTGGCAGGCGTGAAATCAGCAGGTGACGGTTTGCCAGCCATAGACTCGGCAGGCTTTTCAATTGCAACCAACTTGCTGATGTCTCCCGTGCGAGTTGCATCAGCCACGCTTGCAGGCGTGAATTTGCTGGGGTCAATGTCGCCAATCTTGAGGTTGGCCGTCTTGGGCATCGTTGCCTCGTACTGCGACATGGCGAACTGCTGCACCATCGGATTGCCGCTTTCCAAGCCTTCTAACGCTCGCGCACGTTTTTGCGCTGCCGTTAGCGGGCCGCCAACCTGCATCTGCATTGGCTGGCTAAAGTCAGGCTGACCATCTGCCCCCATCGCGGGCGTTAAAAGCTGATTAGGCGCTGCAATGGCGCTCGGCTGTGCGTATTCGGTGCTGCGGAACCCCGGCTGACCATACGGCACGGCAGGGCCACCGCCCGGCTCCGTGTTGATCATCGGCATCGGCGCTTCCATCGCGGCCAACTCGGCCATGCTGACGTTACGCTGCTCGGGTTCAAACGAACGGATGTAATCAGCAAATTCTGTGCGACCTGCCTTCTCTGCGGCGGCCTTGGCTTCTTCTGCCTGCCGACCCGCACGGGCGGTCATAAAACTCTGCAATGCTTTTACAAGCGGCGCGGCCTTCGGGATCGGCGCTGCATTGCCTTCCATCGGTTCGTACTGCTGCTGCGCGAGGGCTTCGGCCAACATCGCACGGCGACGGGCTTCCTCTAACTGACGTTCGTATTCAGTCGGTGCGCGGAAGGTTTGCGTGTACTTAACCGGCATTTTCAAAGTCCCCTCTGTAGGCTCCTCCCTGCGGCGTCGTCATGCCGGGAGAAGCAGGCATACGCGGGCGCATCGGGCGTCCACCGATCTGCGGCGACATACCCTGCGGGCGACCCATACCGCCCATCATGCCGCGATTGCCGGTGATGCCGGGTTGCGGTGACGTTTGCGGGCCGTTAAAGGTCATGTTTTGCGGCGGCACACCGGGAGCGGCGTTAGCCGTCGGTTGTCCGTAAGCAAGGCCGGGAACCTGACGCATTGCCATGTCGCGCTGACCCGGCGGGGCTGACAAGGAACGGTTGCGCTCCTGCATCGCCATCATCTGGGCCAACTGCTGCGGTCGGCGGTCTGGTGTAAATCCGTTCATGCGTTAGCCCTCAAAGTAACCCGTAGTTGACCATCTTGTAGCCATCGGAACGGGTTACAACCGCCTCCGGTAGCACCGTCTCAACCTCATCTGCCATTACGCCGCGCTGACGCTCGCCGTTGATGTCGTACTCGTATACGCCAATGCCGAGCGGGTGAGTGCCGACGCGCACGATGTTGGACTTCAAACGGCGGTCTGACGTAAACAATCCCGCTACGCCGAGCGGGCCGCTGACAGCCGTTCCAGCGGCTCCCGCAAGGCTGCCAAGTAACCCCATGCCTGCGTTATACGAGCCAACTTGGTTTTGATAGTTGCGTTGTGCGAAATCGCCCGCCGCCTGACCCGCTTGGAAAATAGGCGCAGGTGCGACGGTGACGCCGCTGTAGCCTTGGAATTGCGGCACGTTGACCTGACCGCCTGACAACAATGCGCTGATCTCGTTGACCGGGATGCTGCGAATTGCGGCCTGCTGGGCAAGTGCTTGCTGTATCGCCGTGTTGCGGAACTGTTGTTGCGCGATGTTTTGTTGGAACTGCTGTTGTTGGGCGGCATTGGCGGCAGCCTGACGCGCCAACTCTTGTTGCATCGCTTGCGACTGCGCCTCGTTGTAGAACCCTGCGGCTCCCTGCGCCTGACCAACTTGCTGCGCCTGACGAGCAAGGTTGGCTTGCTGTGCGGCCACCTGCTGTTGGAAGTTTTGCGCGGCGGCTTGGTTTTGCAGTTGTTGTTGCGTGACGCTTTGCCCAAAAATCTGCTGCAAAGCCTGATTGGCCGCCTGATTGGCTGCCAGTTGACGCTCGTAGTTTTGCGAAATCGCCGCGTTTTGCAGTTCTTGCGCTTGTTGCCCCATGCCAAACTGCTGCAACAATGCCTCGCGGTTGAACTGACCCGCACCGAGGGCTTGCTGGTAGTTTTGCGCGATGGCTGCGTTTTGCGCTTGTTGCGCCGCCAAAGCCTGCTCAAAATTCTGGCCGATGGCCTGATTTTGCATTTGCTGTGCGGCTTGGGCTTGCCCAAAGTTCTGCGCGACAGCGCGGTTATACGCATCTGCGGCAGATTGCTGACTTCCAAACGATGCCAGTTGCGCCTCACGGCCAAACTCACCCGCTTGCAGACGTTGTTGAAACGCTTGCTGTTGCGCTTGGTTCTGCGCGGCTTGCGTCGCCAGCGATTGCTGGAGGTTTTGCCCCAACCCGGTGTTGTATAAACCGGCCTGCTCCATGCCCGCACCAAAACCCGAGAGGGCGGCTTGGTTGGCGAACATAGCGCGGGATTGCTGCTCACTAAACGCCTGCTGGCGAGCTGCTTGGTCAAGGCTGATGCCCTGCGCGGCGGCTTGCAACAAAAGGTCGTTTTCCTTCTGCATCTGCGCCGACATGGCCGAGTTGTACGCCTCGCCACCCGGTCGCAATCCTTGGTTGATCAGTTGCGTCTGGAGTTGCTGACGCTCACCCTGCAACTGCGGAGATAAACGCGACAGCAATGCCGTCTGCGCCGTCATACCAGCGTTGACCGGGCCTTGCGGCAAGTTAGCGATGTCAATTTCGCGCTGTAACTGCGGGCCTTGGACAAACTGCTGCGCGTAGCCAAACTGGCCTTGTTGCGGGCCACCGGCCACGCCGCCGATGCCGGACAAGTCAAGCCCTTGCAGGTTTAATCCTTGCGGGCCAGCCTGCGCCAAACCGAAAAGACCGCCAGCGGGGCCGCCTTGTGCGGTTCCAAACGCTTGGCCGCCGGGGGCGCTTTGTGAATAGAACTGGCTTGCGTCTAGCGAGCCAAGATTAGTCGGCGCGGCAGGGCCGCCGCCTGCTCGGCCATACATCTCCGCCTGTGCGGGTAACTGCGCGCCTTGCACAGCCACGTTTGCTTGCGCTTGCTGGCCTGCTGTTACCTGCCCCGGCAGCGCCTCTTGCGCGTAACCGGCGATTGGGGTGTAAAAGTTTTGCGGTGCGCCTTGGATTGCGCCAGCGTAGCCGGTGTCATAACTGACACTTGGCAAATTGCGGGCGTCAAACGCTGATGCGATGCCAAGGTTGCCAAGCCCCGCAGCTGCGCCAGCAGCGGCCTCTGACATACGCCGTTGCGCTAATTCTTGAGCGCGGAGTGCGGCTTCAGCCTCGGGGTTGATGGTTTGGCGAACAGTCGGCTGCTCAATGTAGGTCGTGAACTGTTCTTGCGTCGGCGCTTCGCCTGCAAACTCGGGATTGCTGTAAAGACGTTGCTGCCACGCCTCCATCGCCTTGTTGTAGGCGTCGGTGTCAATCGTGGGCGTCTTTTGCCAAGTAACCGTCTGCGACCCGGTGGGGCCGTAGATGTTGGGATTGGACATATAGGCCGATTGCTTGGCGGCTGCCAAGTTGGCCTCACCCTGCTTGATGGCAAGAGTGGTGTAATCAGGTGCTGGCGGCGGCGCTGGTGATTTTTTGCCCATACCTCGGCTCCAAGAAACGACACTTGTCAGGTGTCTGCGTCATAAAAACAATGTCTCCGTCAGGTGCGCCGTCTTTGATACGCGCTTCCTCCGAAAACCCCATTTTCGTGACCAGTTTCAGCGCCCGGGTATGGTTGCTGGAAATCGGCCCTATTATCTTATCAACATTACAGACGTTATAGGGATAATCGTACACAGCGGCTAGGTATGCCGGTGTGACTTGATCCCAAGTGATGTGACAAACGACCGATCTGCCGTTCCACATCTCATAAACCGTACCGGCGACCAACTCACCGTCTTTTTCTAGGCCAATGGCAACAGAACGGTCAGCGTTATAGCCGCCGTCCGTGCGCGACATGACCCAATGGCCCACATGGGGGCCGTTTACGATGCGCCAGCCCATCCGAGTTGATACACAACGTCCGTTGATGCCCATTCCAAGGAGACGTTTTTGCTGGTGCTGTTGAAAACCAACCCACCGCAATAACCGATGCCTTGGATACCTACAAAGTTGTTCGTGATGATGAGGTCAGCACCCCACACCGCCTGATTCCATAGGCCAACGTCCCATAGACCGTACTGCGTTGCCACGAAGGACAGCGCACCAAGGTCGGCGTTGGTTTGAAAGTCTACGTTCATGCCGATGTTGATGGTCGGCTGACCGTTGCTATAGATGGTCGGGCGGCCACGGGTGAAATACTTGATGACGCCTCGCGTCTCAAAGTAGTTAAACGCTTGTAGCGCCTGCGTACTGATGGCGATACCGTCGTCGTTATACCCGCCAGAGCCGCTTGCCGTTGTCCAACACTCGGCAACGTAGCCATCACCGCCGAAATACGGTTTATCGTTGAGCAACGCAAAACAGTTGGCGTTCCAACCCGTGAACTTGCACCACGCTTTGGTGATGTTGTTCATCACAAACTGCTCTTGGCCGCTTGTGCCTGTTGGAATGTTCACAATCAAGGCGTTGTTGAGCGGGTTATAAAGCAATGCCCAGCCAAAACTGTTTTTGTATGCCCTTGCAGCCGCTGCAAACGCGCCCTGAATCTTGTCTGACAGCGATACCTGCGGGTCTAGGCGCGACGATTGCAACGCAGAGGCAAACGGAATCAAGCCATCTAGCGTCAAAATCAGCAAATCGCCGCCGTATTTCTGCAAACAACGACGGGAAATTGGCGCACCGACGATCCACACGCCGATCAGCGCCCATGTGGAGGCGCTAGAGGGATCGGTGCCGCGATATACGATGACTTCGCCTTGGTCGGTGATGAAAACAAGGTTGTCGTCAACGCCGTAGCCTGCGTCAATCGTCCACGACGCCATCGCAATAAGCGTACCGCCCAAGTGCGCGACTGATGACAGGTCAAGCACCTGCGCTGCGCCACCCACAGAGGCTGTCGGCAGATACCAAGCCTTGAGCGTGTCCTTCTGAATAAACCACATCCGATTCTTGAACAGCGTCGGCTGCATCAAAGTCGTTGTGGTTACGCCTGTGATGGCGGGCGTGGATGCGCCGTCAATCGGCGTCCATGTCGTGCCGTCAAACAGCAGCGGCTTATCCGCGCCGTTGGCAGCGTACAAATACCCGCCGCCTGACGTTGTGATGTTGGTGTATTCCCAGCGGCTGTTAGACAGGCCTGTGACTTTGGCCGCGCCTACCGCTCCCGCTGTCGTGACTTCGTAAATGTTGCCGCCTACCGCAGCAAACATCTTGTCAACCGCAGCGGCGTTGTAGACGAGCAGGCTTTCAATCTGCCCTGTCATGCCGGTGGCGTGTTTAACGTACCCGCCGCGCAGCGTGACGCTAGACACACCCGGGAACAGGTTGTTCAGCGTAACGGCATCGGTCGGAGCCATGTTGGCGAGCGAGTCACGGGCGTTCCACCCGCCCACGGGGGCAGGCAAGGATGCGACGTTGTTCGTCGTGCGCTGGATTAGCCGTCTACGGACGGGCGATGCCATTAGTTGTTGCCCGTGCCATAGCCGCTATCGGGGATGTTGTCGTAACCGATCAACACCGTACCCGGTCGCGGGGCAAACGAGAGGTTAGCGGCAGCCGTGTCTTGCGCCACAGCCGTCTCAAATTCCATCAGGTAATCGCGGTAGAGGGCGGTCGTGTCAAAGCCCTTGGCCTCAAAGTACTTGAGCTTCGTACCCAACACCATCAAGCGATCTGGGTAGATGCAGGTGTCGTTGTCGTTGGTGAAGCTGTTTTGCGGGGTGCCGTCTGCCGCTTCTGCCCACGCCTTGCTGCGGTACTCAAAGCCGAGCAACTCCCCACCGTTCATTCCCGGCCAAATCTGGAAGTATTTGCCGAGCAGACGCCAGCGGATACGCGGGCCGGTACTAATGTAGCCCGAGAGCAGCCATTCCCATTGCTGCGGCGACTCGGGGCCGAGCATTTCCCAACGCTTGCTCTTATCCCAATGGGTGCGGTTGACCGTGCTGACGTAATCAGGCGGCAAGCCGTATTTTACCTTTTGGAAGATGACCTGACCGCCAACAACCGTTTCGGTCGTCTGGTAGTTCAGCGTGACCGACGTAGCGCCGACAGAGGTGACGTAGGTGGCGTTCGGGATGCCGACCCCTTGCACCTGATAGGTCGTGTCCAAGCCCGCCGTAGAGGCAAGCCCGGTGATTGCGGCGACACCGTTGACCCAGTTACCCGTGGCCGTAGTGGCTTCGGTGTAAAAGGTGTATTGGCGGGTCAGTTCGCGCCAATCAGCACGACGGAGAAGCTCATACCCAACAGCGTTCATCAACGCGAGCAACTGCACAACGTCTTGGCTGTTATTGCCAGCGACGGTGGACGGCGTAGGAATACCGAGTTCCTCGGTACATTCCTGTATGAGTTCAACCATCGTGCTGCCCATGCTATGCCTCCGTTAGTTCTTTCGGCGGGCGACCACGACGAGGCTTGTCCTCCATCAAGGCCGCCATTTGTGCTTGCAACTCGGCCAACTGGCGCTTGGTGTCCTCAAGTTCTGCGCTGCTTTCAGCGCGGTTCTTGCGGTTCAAGTACAGTTTTGCCCGCTCGCGCAGGCCAACTCCACCCATGCCGATGCGTTGCAGTTGCGCGTCCGACGCCAGAGCCAACTGCTCTACCGTCACAAACTTCAAAATAACCAGTTCTGCAATCTGGTCGCGTGTAATTTCCTCGGGAGCGTCCTTTTGCCACTCCGACAGCGGGGTGCCAATTTCTGCGGCCACGCCATCGCTCTGTTGCGTCTGAAAGTACAGCCATTGGCGCGGGAACCGTGATTTATGTTCGTCGCGTGAGGGCTGGTCAATGATGTTGGTCTTATCGCCGGGAGCCATGATGCGGCAGTAGGTCTTGCCTTTGCCGGGGCCATCGTCCTTGACGTAAAACTCAACGTGCAACTGTGCGTCGGCGTTAGAAACATCGCTATCTAGTGGCATTGTCCTTGCTCCTGTGGGGATTACAGGTTGTTGACCTGTGTGACGGTACAAATGACCGAGGGGATCGCAGGCCATACGCTTGTGGCGCTGGCTGCGAGAATTCTAGCGTTTGTGGTATCGGTTGCCCACATCAACTCAACGTAGTTGGTAGGCTCAAGTTGAATGATGAAGTTCCACGCGGCTACGGTACGCGCCGAAGTGCCTTGCAGAGCAACCGTGCTGGCGGTGTTGGCGACATTTGTGCCGTTTTTGCGTAGCCAGATGTAGACGTTAGCCGTGCCGCCAGAGGTTTCGTCCAACTGTGCGGAAAACTGCACGTTGTAGACGCCTTGGTTAGCCACCACAAGCCGAGAGGTAGGCGAGCCGATAGACACGCCATTCGCCGCGTCCGTCGTGTTAAACGTCATCGCGTAGGCGGTGTTGATAGATGCTGCCGTTTGCAACGTCGTGTCGCTAAACGCACCGTAATGCAGGATCGGCACCGCTCGCCCAAAGCCTTGCAGTTCTTCCCAGAGCGTATTGCTCACGGCATAGAACATGGCCGAGCAGTCAGGGTTAATCGTGCCATACCCGACGTTGTTGATGCTGCTACCCGTATCGTATGGGTACACGGTCAGCGGGTTCGCGCCGCTGTTCTTAACAATGATCGTCTCGCCCATTTCGGTCGGCGGCAGTTTAACGCCTGCGCCAGAGCCTACCGTCGTGACGTTGTTGTAAACAAATGTGATGGCCGTGGCATTGCCTGCCGACGTACCGGCTGCGCTCACGCTCGCGTTGCCGTCGCCGCAAATGGAGACGGTGGACAGGCCGTTCACGCCCGATCCGAGTACGCGAGAGGGAATAGCCATCAGGCTGCCTTTGCCTGTTCGTGGCGCACTCGCATGATCTCGGCAATCAAGCCGGGGCCACGCGCATCCACGTTGATGTCGCCCATCACCTCAAACAGTTTCTGGAACTCGTTGGCTTGCTGGGCCATCGCCATGTTGCAGTTAAACTTCTTGCCGGTTGGGCCGCCCACATGAACGTCAATGGATGGGCCGGTGAATTCCCCGGTAAAACGCTTCAAGCCATCTGCCCGGTTGCAACTGTCGTACCCGTACAGCACGAAGTTGCGGAACCCGAGCAGATAACCAATGTTGATGGCACGAAGTCCCGATGTCGTCCCGCCACCCACGGCCAACTTGCCGGGGCCAATCGCCTGCATCTCGGGGCCGTCTGCCCATGAGTGCCACAGCCATACGTTTTTGCCCTTTAGGTAGTCAAACGTGACGGGCGGGCAGCGTGAGGCAACGAGATACACCGTATGGTCGTTAGCCTTTTGGATGCCGCTAGTGCGGTCACGCGGGTCAAGGTTGACCCACATATCAGGCTGGATGCCGTTCTCGCACAGGAAGTCATGCGCTGCCTTAATCGCCACGATGGGACGACCGGCTCTGCGGTGCGCTCTGATTTCCTCTACGAAATCGGGCATAGACCACCCGCTCGCCACGCACACGAATGTTCCATCGTGCTTAATGGGAGCGGGGGCCAGTTCTGGAAGACCACGGCCAAGCGCCGAGCGAATGTTGGAGCAAAGCTCCTCCGCTGTACCCGCCGCTTGAACCGTGATCTCCAGAGGCTGCATTAAGCGTTCAACCCTGTAAGGACATGGGGGTAGCCCGCAATGCAGGTGACCGCAGAGGCAGAAGCCGCTGAAGTCGTCGCCACAAGGCCCGCGACCAAGCCCGCAGTTACCGTGGCGTCGTCAAGAGCGCCCGGAGTTGCGGTCGTGAACAGCGGGACGTTCGGCTGGCAGCCGACCAACACGCTGACACGCGGCTTGCCGCCCAACTGCACCCAGCCGTAGTACGCCGAGGCAATGGACACCTGTGCAAAACCAACCGCCTTGGAATTGGCAGAGTTGGTCGTGGTGAGCGGAGCCACCTTGTTGTCAACGGTGACGGTCACAGCCGACCACGTTGCACAAGTTGAAGCCGCCTGCACATAGATGGCCTGACCGCCGTCACTCAAGTTGACGACGGTGCCAACGGCGAACGAGGGCGAGGTGTCGGTGTATTCAAGCGAAACACCGATCATATTGCTTACAGAAATAGACATTTTTTTGCCCTCTTAATCAATCAACACGCCTTGGAACTGGGCGCCCGAGCAGGTCAAGTTACCTGCCCAGCCGATCAGCTTCACAATGGCGTCTTGGTTAACGGCCTGCCGCTCGCCGCCAATCGGCACAAAGTTACGATCTTTGTGAGGACGGAAGTGCAGGTACTTGGTGTTGAGGAACCACATATGGTTCGCGTTGCCAGCACCCGAGTTGTAGGTGGAGGAACCGATACCACCGTCCAGCACAACGTCAGACGCCATGCCAGCGCCGTAGTACTTGAGCGAGGCAAAGCCCGCGCCAGCCATGCCCGAGCCGGACTCGGTGATGCGCTGGATGGCTTGCAGCGACTGCAAGTAGTAACGGTAGTAGTTGTTGTCAGCAACGATCAGGTCAGGCTTGTCGGTGCCACGAACGAGTTGGACAGCGAGAGCGTCCATGTAGCCTTGAATCGTGGTGGACGACACAACGCCCGAGCCGCTGACCGACGCATCAAACACCTTGGACTGCCAGAACGACCACACAGCGCGGTTGATGCCGCCGTAGGTGCCGGTAGTCGGGTCATCGGGAACAGCCGCAGCAAGACCCGTGAGGTTCTTACCCGCGTTGCCGGTGCCGTTGCCGTACAGGTCGCCCGAGATGCGGTTAGCAAGCTGGGCTTCCGCAACTTCCATGCGACCGTCAAGAAGGTCAATGATGGCCTCCTTGCCCGAGTTCTGGATCATCTCCAGACCCGAAATGGTCAC